TCGCCTAGGTTTTGAGACTGAACCAGCTATCCAGCATGGGGCGCGGGCTGCCGACCTGTCGTCGGTCCACGCGCTCGTCGCTGTAGAGTTGATGGCGGATCTGGCGGATGGCGTCTTCCTCATCGCCGGCATCCACGGTGCGGACATTGGGATCTCGCGCTTCCTTGGGCGGCGGCTCGGTGTCGGCCAGGATATCGTCGAGGCGTTCGATCTCGCCTTCGACGAGACCGTGGGCCTTGAGCTTGCGCTTCTTGTCCTCGTAGGAGTAGTAGAACTCCCCGGTCTGCGGATCGGGATTCCGCTTGTCGTAGAGGGTCGAGAGGGACCGATGCACTTGGGCCATGCGCTTCTGCCGGGCCCAGCCGGCGCGGGCGCCGCACTGGCACTTGATGGTGCGGGGTACGCGCTCGGTAGTTACGGGCCAGTCGGGGTAGGACTGCCCGCACTTCTCGCACCGATAGTTCCAGAGTCGGAGCATCAGTAGTACTTGGTGTAGCCGGTGATGGTGATACGGCAGTCGGCGGTGGAGGCATCGTAGGTGGCGGAGACGGCGCCGCCTAAGGTGCCCTGGAGGTTCATGCTGGTGATGTAGGCTTTGGGCCAGGTCCACGAGGTCGCATGGACTTCGTTGGAGATGTCGTATTCCGCCTCGATCACCACGGTCGTGCCGTCGTACACCAGGAGGGTACCGTCCTTATCGGAGAAGAAGTATACGTCCGTGATGACGTGGATGCCACCCGTGACGGCCGCCTTGGTGGCGGTGGCTCCGGCGTTGGTGCCGGTGGCGGTGACGTACCAGTTGTTGCCAGACATTTCCATGGGATTCTCCTTTAGGCGGCCTTCTCCAAGCCTTCGTTGTGGAGCATGCTCCCGATCACGTCCAGTTGTTTCGGGGTGAGGAATTTCTTCCAGCTATCGACGGTGCCGATGTCCAACTCGCCTTCGTAGGTCCCATTGGCGGGCGCGTGAGGAAGGGAGAGGAAGTCGCAGACCTTGGCGTAGGTGCCTTTCAGGTCGGCGTGGAGGTCTTCGTAGTGGACGATGTGGCAGCGGTTGAGGAAGGGCAGGCTCCGCTGTTCCGACTCGATCCAGAAGTGGGGGCATTGGGTGACGTGGGTGAAGGGGAACTTCCTGAGCATGGAGGCGACGACGGCTCTTGGGTCGCGTTTCATGAGGATGACGCGAGCGTCGGGGAAGGTCTGGAACAGCCGGTCCAGGCACATGACGTGCCAGGGGGTCTTCTCGACCAGGGTCTTGCCCGGGTTGTCTTTCTCGATCATGGAGAAGACCATCTTGACCAGGGCGGTGGAGTAGCCGATTTCCGGTTGGAAGCAGCCGGATTCCTTACCGGGTTTGCCGAGGATCCAGTGGGCGAAGTCGTCCCCGGTGACGTGGTACACGTCGGGGTGGTCGGCGAGCATTTCGACCATCCAGGTGGTGCCGGTGCGGGGGCAGCCGACGATGAAGGCTTTCACTCCCACTTCCACTCCTTGGCGGTGGTTTCGCACCAGGTCAGGGCGGCGTCGAGGGTTGGCTGGCGGCAGGACTCTTCCTTATGGGGGAGGGGGCCTTTGCGCCAGGAGAGCCAGCAGCGCCAGCAGGGTTCGGGCTGGGTATGGTCGGAGAGCAGTTTGACGTGCCAGCCTTTGAGGACCAGTTCCTCGATCATTTCCTGGTGATCTCCTTGGCGCCCATTTCAGCGGAGCGGGCGGTTTCTTGCGCGGAGCTTCGGACCTGGGAGATGAGGTTGTCGGGGCCGGGGCGGGAGACGCGGCGGCCGCCGACTTCGGCTTGTTCCTCCTGAGCCATGGCTTGCTGATGCTGTTGCATGTGGCCGGCGACGATCTGGTCGATCTGCTGAAGGCTCTGAGCGGCCTGTGGATTCGCTGACTGGCCGGTGGGCAGGAGGGCCTGTGATTGCAGGGCAGCCTGCTGATAGGCGGGATCTTCTCGGAATCTCTGGTGGATCTTGAGGTGGGCGTTGTGGTCCTGTTTCGGGGTGATGCCGGGGTCCTGGTGCTGGGAGACCATGCGCTGGTTTTCGAGTTGGGCGGCGCGTTCGGCCTCCTCATTGACCACTTCGACCATGAGCTTTTCGGCGTCCCCTTCCATGAAGATGGAGCCGAGGTATTTCGACAGTTTGCGGCGGTCGTAGTTCGGGTCGTTGATGGCGCGGTCGTAGAACTCCAGGGCCTTGTCTTTCTGCATCTCCGCAAAGAGGGGCTGCATGGAGTAGGCTTGGCAGCGGATGCGGTAGTTCCAGAGGAAGTCGGCGGAGGTGAGGGCTCTGGTGAGGCGCTGTTCTCCGTCGGGGGCGACGTTCATCTTGAACGATTCCGGGGTGTACCGGGGGTCGCCCATGATGGTGAAGGCGTTGCGGCAGGCTTGGACGTAGACGCGGGAGACGCCGGCTTCCATCCAGGCGCGGTTGACTTCGACGGCGGCGCCGATGAGGGCGGAGGCGGTGGCGGAGACTTCCTTGGAGCCTTCCTGGGTGATTTCGTTGACCCTGGTCACTCGGTCCACGTTGAGGCGCATGCGGTCGATGAAGTCACCGGAGCCGGAGATGGGGCCGGAGAAGTCGAGGACTTCGAAGTTCTCCTTGTTGACGACGATATGGGCTTCGCCGTCTTCGCCGCGCTGGATGGAGCGGACGATCTCTTCGCCCTTGGGATTCCCGTCGATTTCCGCCTGGTTGACGAGGATCTGGCGGGAGAAGCGCTTGGCGAGGGCGGCTTCGCGGGAGTAGGCTTCGACGATGGCGTCCTGCATGGACTCGACGTAGGCGAAGTGGGGCTTCGGGTAGTAGGAGGTCGGGTGCAGGTCGAAGCGGACGGGGGTGAAGGGGAAGCCGTCTTCGACGAGGTAGCCGACGCCCGGTTCGCCGGGGTCGCCGTCTTCGTGCTTGGCGTCGAGGTTGTAGATCGGTTCGCCGGTTTCCGGGTCCATCATGGGTTCATCGACCCATTCCACCGCGCCCCACTGGCTGAGTTTGGGCATCTGCTGGGTGCGCTGGGTGAAGATCCGCTTCCTGAACGGGTGCGGGCCTTCCCAGATGGGTTCGGGGGCGCCTTCGGCGAAGATGATGAGTTTGTGTTCGATGCGGGAGTGGATGCGGTCGATGCGGACGAACTCGCCGTTCTGGAGGGCGTCCCGGGTAGCGGTCATCTCGCTGGTGGGCTGGTGCTGGTACAGGGGTTCCCCGAAGCCCATTTTCTCGCCGACTTCCATGGAGGTGGGCTTGAGTTCCTTGGGGAGTTTCCAGCGCTTGTCGTTCTGGGCGGTGTCGCGCAGGAACTCCATGGGTGCCCACATGATCTCGCGCATATAGCGGCCATGGCCGAGGATATGGGGCGGGCAGAGGGGATCGAACTGGACGTAGCCTGGGGGGACGCGGCGGAAGGAGATCAGATCTTCGGCGTCCTGCTGGTTAGCGGTCCAGGGCGGGATGATGTCGGTGCCTGGGGGGTTGTAGTCGGTTGAGACCCAGCCGATGCCGCAGAACAGGGCGTCGAAGATGGACTGATGGACGTGGGGTCGGAGGCGGGTGATTTCGAAGAGGTTAGCGGCGGCGCGCTCGAGGAGGTCTTCGATGTCGAGGGAGACGCCGGGCATATGGGCTTCGTCGTCGGTCACCTCGAACAGCAGATGCGGGTAGTTCATGGCGACGGTGGCGACGATGGCGCGGGCGAGGGGGTAGAACTCGCTGATTTTGACGTATTCGGTCTTCTGGAGGTCGCGGATCTGGTCTTTGAAGTCCAGGTCGTAGGCTTTGATGAGTCGTTCCCACTCGACCATGCGCTCTGCGTAGAGCGTATCGAGGGTTTTCAGCTCCTGGCGCCAGAACTTGATCCGCTTTTCGTCCAAGGACTTCGTCCTTTCGATCCTTCGCCCCCTAGTTGGCCTTCCACTTGCCGGGGATGATGTTGGGGAGTCCCTTGGCGGGGACGATGGGGGTGTTTTCGATCTTGATGCCGAGGGTCCGCATGAGGCGGTCGGTGGCTTGCTGGAACTCCTGGAGCTGCTTGGGACCGGGCATGGCGGTGGTGAGTTCGTGGATGCCGAGGATGGCGCAGATGCGGGTCACGTCTACGATCCACGCCTGGAACCAGTCGGGCAGGTCCCTGATCTGGAACTCAGGGAGGCCCTGCGGGCTTTCGGGGGGCCCCTCATCGGGACGAAGTCCCTCAGGCATAGCGGTCTTTCTTCTTGGGTTGGAACTGGGAGAGGACGAAGGCGCCGGAGTTGGGTCCTTCTGGCAGGATCTCTGTGGGTCGGTAGGCGCGTCCGTACATCTGATCCAGCATTCGTCCGAAGAGGCTCAGTACGTCCACCTGGTCGTCGTACTTACCAGCCGGGAAGCTCAACAGCTCGGCCATCAGGTCAGCGCTCCACCCGGCGTTTCTCGGGAGGAAGACCTTTCCCATGGAGAAGCGGCCTTGGATGGACCTTGCTCGGGAGCCTTTGTCCCTGACTGAAGGAAACTGCTCTCTGACGGGAAAGATACGCATATCCCGGCTCATGCGCTCGATGAAGGGCTCCAGGCTCTTGACGATCTGGCCCTTTTCCTCGGCCCAGACCGCGGTTTTCCACCGCTGGGACATGATGAGGAACTGTCGAACCCACTGTTCGGTGTCGGTCCGCTGCCCCCACCAGTCTATAAGATAGAGGTTCATCAGCGCATCGACGCCCGCGACCCCATGAACGGTGTAATCCCCCCCATTGGCGGTCACCGCGTAGTCCGACGCGCCCCAGTAGGTCAACTCGTCGGGAAGCTTGTCGTAGAACTTGATCCAATCTCGTTTGAAGTACTCCCCGGATTCAGGAGTGGGCTCCTGCTGGTAGAGGGCCGAC